TAAAGTTCGTAAGTCCGGGTTTTGACGGAATGCCTGACCGCATCGTACTTTTACCGGGCGGTCATATGGGCTTCGTGGAAGTAAAGTCAATGGGCTGCAAGCCGCGACCGCTTCAATTGGCAAGACACCGGCTCCTGCGAGGACTTGGCTTCAAAGTATACTTGCTGGACAATGAACAGCAGATTGGAGGGATCATCAATGCAATCAAAAGTGATATGTGACTGGTGCGGAAAAGAAATAGTAAATCGTGACAGACACGGGCAACGCAACAAACACCATTATTGCAGCCCCGAGTGTGCCAGCGCAGCGAAAGTCAAAAAAGTAGTTGTCACCTGCGATTGGTGCGGAAAACCGTTCTTCAAGAAAGCTTCTGACGCAAACCGTTCACAGCACAATTTTTGCGATACCGGTTGCTATTTAGACTATATCAACTTTGAAAAAGCCGGCGCGAAAAATCAAAGAGTATCAGGAAAAGTGCTGTACCGTCAGATTGTTGAGCTCAATACTGGCAAGGTCTTGACTGCAAAAGAAGAGGTTCATCATATCGACGGTGACCACATGAACAATGCCCCGGAAAACTTGCTTGTGGTTTCGCGGAAAGAGCATATGAGGATTCACGCACGACTGAAAAAGAGGGATAAGCATGGTAGGTTTACGAAATAGAGATGCTCTTCATTATTACCAGCAATATAGTGTTGACTTCATTGAAACTCATCCCGTATCCGCCATACTGCTTGCGTGCGGACTTGGGAAAACGATTATTACACTAACAGCATTGAACGACCTACTGTTTGACAGCTTCGAAGCACACCGCGTTCTGGTTATCGCACCTTTGAGAGTCGCTTCCATGAGTTGGCCAGATGAATTCGGCAAATGGGAGCATTTGAGCGAATTAAAGTATTCCGTGGCAGTCGGCACCGAAACAGAACGCCGAGCGGCGCTGATGAAGCCCGCCGACATCTACATCATCAACCGTGAAAACGTCCAGTGGCTGATCGAGGACAGTAAGTTGCCATTCAGCTTTGATACCGTTGTGGTAGACGAGCTGTCCTCCTTCAAGAATTATCAGGCAAAGCGGTTCCGGGCGCTGATGAAGGTACGCCCCAGAGTCAAGCGCATCATCGGTCTGACGGGTACGCCCAGCAGCAATGGTCTCATGGATTTATGGGCGGAGTTCCGGCTATTGGATATGGGCGCACGGCTCGGACGTTTCATCAGCCAATATCGTCTTGAATACTTCCAGCCGGATAAGCGCAACGGTCAGGTCATCTTCAGCTACAAGCCTCTGCCTGGAGCGGAACAGCGCATCTATGATAAAATATCCGACATCACCATCTCCATGCGCTCCACCGACCTTCTTAAAATGCCAGAGCTGGTCAGCAGCGAATACACCGTCCGGCTCTCCGATGAGGAGCGTGAGCGGTATGACGGTTTGAAGCAAGATTTGGTGCTACAGCTTCCGGACGGAGAAATCACTGCCGCCAACGCCGCCGCTCTCACAGGCAAGCTCTGCCAGATGGCAAATGGCGCTATCTACACCGACGATGGCGGTATTGTGAACCTTCATGACCAGAAGCTGGACGCGCTAGAGGACATCATCGAAGCCGCAGGTGGAAAGCCTTTGCTGGTAGCGTACTGGTTCAAGCATGACCTCGCCCGTATCACCGAGCGGCTGCAGAAGTTGCACGTCCCGTTCTCCAAGCTGGACAGCGCCGAGAGCATCAAGCGGTGGAACAACGGCGAACTGCCCGTGGCGCTTATCCACCCGGCCTCCGCCGGTCACGGGCTCAATCTTCAAAGCGGCGGCTCCTGCATTGTCTGGTTTGGGCTGACATGGTCACTGGAGCTTTACCAGCAGACCAACGCCCGACTCTGGCGGCAGGGACAGAGCGCCGAAACGGTTGTGGTGCAGCACATCGTTACCAAAGGCACTATCGACGAGCGGATTCTGAAGGTGTTATCCAAAAAGGACAGCACCCAAGCGGCGCTAATCGATGCGGTGAAAGCCGACCTGCACATCTAAGAAAATCAACGACAATCCGTGCCAATCCGAGAGAAACACAAATATCGGAGGTACAGATTATGAATCCATACGAAGACCTGGCAAACGCCATTGTGATACAAGCAGTCAAGGATTATCGTCAAGCTCTGCGATTCTTAAAGCATCATCCACATACACCGGACATCGATACTGAGGAAGCCAAAGCAAATAAACACAAGCGTGTCCTTCGCAATAAAATTCTTGAGCATGAATGCGAAAGGGACGACATTGAGCGGTTCTTCCGCTCCGGCTGGTTTGAGACGCTCTCCAATCTGGATGGCGAAACTCTCCTGGGGCAGATTCGTGCAATGGAGGTGCTGTGATATGACTGCTTTGGATTTTCTTAGTCAAGCATACCGCATCGACCTTCGCATTGACAGTAAGCTCGAACAGATAGCAGCGCTAAACGAGCTGGCGACAAAATGCACATCGACACTCACGGGAATGCCGCACAATCCGAATCACAGCCTGTCCTCTATGTCAGACGCCGTTACAAAGATAGTTGACCTGCAAACGGAAATCGACCATGACATTCATCAGCTGGTTGATGTAAAGCGTCAAATTGTAACAGCTATAAAGGCTGTGGACAACAAGGAATACCAAACGCTACTGGAGCTTCGTTTCCTATGCGGCTGTACTTGGGAAGAAGTATCCGCAAAGATGGGCTACAGCATCCAGCACACCTATCGGATGCGGGACTGGGCTTTGGCAAAGGTGGTCGTTCCGAAATTGGAGAGTAAATGAGAGTTGTTGTTATTGTGGCATATAGTATAATGGCAGTATAGAAAGTATACCAAAAGAGCCTTGTGGGAGCAATCCCGCAGGGCTTTCTTTATGCCCACGAGGAGGTGAATTAATGCCAATGAAACCAAAGCGACCGTGTTCCTATCCTGGTTGCCCCAATCTCACAGACCGCAGGTACTGCGAGCAGCACGAACGCCAAGAGAGCAAGCGCTATGAGAAGTACGATCGGGACCAAGCTGCGCATCGTAGATATGGACGCGCTTGGAAACGTATCCGTGATAGATACATTGCAGCTCACCCTTTGTGTGAGCAGTGCCAAAAGGAAGGCAGAATTACACCCGCGCAGGAGGTGCACCATATCATTCCACTCTCCCGTGGCGGTACCCACTCCGTTGACAATCTGATGGCTCTCTGTAAATCCTGCCATTCTCGGATTACTGCCGAGATGGGAGATCGCTGGCATGACCGGTAGGGCGGTACAGATCTCTACGGCATTGGGAAGGATAACCGGGCGTGGGGCTTCGTGTTGAAAAACGCAGTTTCAAAGGGTTGAATAGCCCAAGCAAAAAAGGAGTGTGATGAATATGGCGAAGGACGGTACCTGTAGAGGCGGTGCCAGAGTCGGTGCTGGCGCTAAAAAGAAGCCTCTCGCCGACAAAATATCAGATGGTAATCCGGGCGGCAGGAAGCTGACGGTGATGGAGTTCACTGGCGCGCCTGCGCTCGAAGGTTGTGAAATGCCGGAGCCGAACAAGATGCTGTCAGCAGAGCAAAAGGACGGTACGACACTTGCCGCTGCTGAAATATATAAATACACATGGGCATGGCTCAATGCACGAGGCTGCGCTGCGCTCGTCTCCCCGCAACTTCTGGAGCGATATGCGATGAGCGTGGCTCGTTGGATTCAGTGTGAGGAAGCGGTGTCAAGTTTTGGCTTTCTGGCGCGGCACCCTACCACCGGCAACGCTATTCAAAGCCCATATGTGGCGATGGGACAAAACTACATGAGCCAGACCAACCGCCTGTGGTATGAGATCTTCCAGATTGTAAAGGAAAACTGCACTGGCGAATACAGCGGCGCGAATCCGCAGGACGATGTTATGGAGCGGCTGCTTACGGCGAGGAGGGGTAAATAGTGGACATACGGACATTAAAGCTGTCGGACCTAAACCCGGCAAAATACAATCCTCGCAAAGAGCTAAAACCGGGCGACACGGAGTTTGAAAAGCTCAAGCGGTCTATCGAGAGCTTCGGATACGTCGAGCTCATCGTTGTAAACGAGGCGACGGGCTTTACGGTCATTTCTGGACATCAGCGTTTGTCAGTACTAAAGGTGCTCGGTTATGACAGCGTGGAATGCATCGTGGTAAATCTTGACGCTACTCGTGAAAAGGCGCTCAACATCGCCATGAATAAAATCTCCGGTGAGTGGGACACAAAGAAGCTCGAAAACCTGCTCTCAGATTTGAAGGCAGAGGATTTTGACGTTACGCTGACCGGCTTTGATACACAGGAAATCGGACTCATGCTCGGCATCGAAGATGAAATCATTCAGGACGAAGTGCCGGAGATCGAGGCTGACGCTCCGACAATATGCCAGCCGGGTGAGCTATGGCAACTCGGTCGGCATCGCTTGCTCTGCGGCAGCAGTATGGATAGAAACGATGTGGCGTTGCTCATGAACGGTCAGCACAGCAAGCTGCTGTTCACCTCACCGCCATACAGCGATATGCGTGAGTACAACGGCGGTAAAGACCTGTCTGTTGAAAGCATAGCACAGTTTGTTTGTTGCTACGAACCGTTCACGGCGCTACAAGCAGTCAACCTTGGCATCCAGCGTAAAGATGGTGAAATCTATCCCTATTGGAATGCCTACATCGGTATGGCGAAGAAAGCTGGTCTGAAGCTGCTGGCGTGGAATGTGTGGGATAAGCTGACCTGCGGCAGCGTTGGACAGCAAAGCGCAATGATACCAATTCGGCATGAGTGGCTTTTTTGCTTCGGCAAAGAGCCGGTGCCGGTTAATCCAACGTGGCGTAAAAAGGAAGCAAGCATCTATTCCGGCGGTCGGTATAACAAGATACGTCAGGCGGACGGCTCCTTCCGTATCGCTCGGCGCGGCAACGAAACCGGTGCATTCAAAAAGATGGAGAGCCTGCTGGAGCTGCCGGAGCAGACGAGTCT